CGACCTATTGGTAACATATCACAACAAAAACGCACGTTTTTTGTGCAAATTGCACAAAGAACGCACGTTCGATTTTAGGACCTGCCACCGGCCAACATTAAATAACACCCATTATGCAAACTTGCAATAATGAGTGTTATTAAATATATACTTAAGTATATGTCAATTCATATCAATCTGTTCGAATAGCATGTGAACCGCCCTGTTTGTCTGCGGACCGTATAATCCATCAATAGCACCCTTGTAATGACCACGCAGTTTCAGTTGCTGTTGCAGATACCGGATGCCGTCATAGGTGGTTGCATCGGCCATGATTGCAACCGGCTTCGTGAATAGCTCATATTCCGCCTTGCGCCTTTTCACAAGCCCGGCAAGCTCTTTGCCACCACTCTTTGTATATTCCAGCATCTTATGCGCGATCACATCAATGCTGCGCTTGCCGTATGCGGTCAACTGGTTGATCGATCCAACGTTATACGCGAAGCTTACAAGTGCATCGTATTGATTCTGATTGAAACCATAAATGCCCTGATACACGTCCACAAGCCGCTCAAATTTCACAAGATCATCCGTCAACAGCCTTTCGGCCTGCTCTCTACTGATCTTCATTGTGGGTGTCACGTCCGGCCCGTAATGGCCGTAGCCGATTGTATAAAACTTTTCTCCGGAATGTACCTTGTATGCATCCGGCCGGAAGCCTTCAAATTGTTTGATTAGGGCTTTGCCCCTTTGCGATGTTTTCATTATTTACGCTCCTTTCTGAATTTCATCATATTTTTTCCTTCACAATCTTATCAATTAATTCGACTACTTCCACATAACCTTCCGGAATGTTTGCGCCGTACTCATCTACAACCATCATTTCAGCAAGATCACATATGCTGCGCACAGCAATCCATGTGTTTATAGCGTTTATAGCGAATGTAATAGTATCGTCAATTAGATCCTGCTGTTCTTGTGTTATCGGATCAACAAACGCCACACTTATCATTTTAAGATTTTCTATTGCCTCATCAAATTTCATGCTTCGTCTCCTTGTTAAGCGGTTTAAGATTCTTAATCAAAATCTTTGTCTGAAACCTCCGCAGGATCTTGTTATACTCACTATCCGTTATACATCCGTGAATGTGAGCGCAAACAATCCCAAATCCAATATCCTCGATCCACATTGCTTTATCGCCGAATGTAAAACCTTGTGCGTTCGCCTGCTCCTCGAATGAGTCACATAATGCGCCAAAATGAAAACCAACTGTCATTCCTTATCCCCAACTTTCCTGTGCCCGCTTGTATGTTCTGAAATGTAACAATCTGCCGTATCATCAAGAAATGCTAATATCAAGTCTTCTTCTGGTCTGTCAAATTTAATATCGTTATGACTTGTTAACCATTCTTTCTGATACTCCCGAAAATCATTTATATCACAATCATCAGCTTTTCTTTCGCATTTCTTTTTGTCACACATAGGGCAGCATATCCATCTTGCTCTTGCTTCTTCTCTTGTCATATTACCACCTATTACCCGGCCAGCCGCCACCGGCCGGGAATCTTTCTATACGTTCTTAAAATAATCGCTCATGATCTGCTCGATCTGGTTGGACAGATCCGAATCTTTTGTAATGTAGGCCGTGTTATAATACTGGCCATCGGTGCCCTGGTGCTGAGGCATTGCCAGAAACGCGCCGCCCTTATTCTTCTTGAACACCTTGCAGTTGTAAATAGTGATCTCGCCATCGTAAAGCTCCAGCGTTCCGAAACCGATCAAATTACCGCTGCCACCGTCCCAGTCCCGGTACTTAAGAACGACATCACCGTCCTTGCTCTTGAATTCCTGAATGTTACTGGTTGTCTTTTTTCTTGCCATAACTCTTTTCTCCTTTTCGTTAAAACCAAAACATTTGCAAGTTTCCGGATCATTGGCGGATGATCCTATATCTTATAAAGCTCTTTTTTGAGCTTCGTTAAGATCTCATCAATGAATCTACCATCATCATTAGTCGCATAAAGGACTTTTTTGTCCCGGAAGCAATTCATAACGAATCGTTCCAGCTTGTTTGTGGGCGTCTGATAAAAATGCTCGTTTGCCTTTGTCGGCTGTTCGCATGTGAAAACATAGGTGTCATCATCGGGAACCGACGTATACGGCCGTATGTATAAGAAGTACCCGAAGCGCTGATCATAGCGCACTTCTGCGCATTTGTAGATGCCGTATAGTTTAAAGTATATGTCGCGGAAAAGGCACTTGCTATCTTCCGTGTATTCGTACAAGTGCGGATAGTTGGCGATGTCCCATCCTTCGCCACCTACAACCGACGCTAGCTTACTATTCCCGAAGCCATAGAAAAGATTGTTGCCTACCCGGCGCTTTTCGCTGGCCTTGATCGTCGTATCAATCCATTGAATCTGCATCGGCAGTCCCAGAGGCGTAACCTTATGGATGATCTGGCCTCGCTTCAGTTTTAGAATCTCGTTCTTTATTCCCATTTCTTCGAAGTAGGTCGAATAAGGGCTGATGGTATTGGCAGCCAGAAACACTCTTGTTTTTAACCGAAAGCGTCGGATCGTGTCGATCATGTGACATAAAAGAACGAACTCATCACGTGTATATCTTCGGCCTAAGAACTCATCAAAAAAGATCAGATCGCCGTTAAGAGATACATAAGAACTCTTCAAGTCAAGCGCATGGTCTAAACTATTCATAACGCAGACAGGGTCATTTGACTGTGCGACCGTGTTTCCTTCTTCATCGATATTTGCCAGATACCAACGTTTTGCCTTGTAAACAATCGTGTTATATTCCCGGAAAAGCTTGTTGACATAACCCCGCTGATTGATCAAAGCATACAGGTCCTGCGTATACTTCGGGGCAATCATGTCTTCGACTTGTCTTAAGTATTCCGCACGGATGTGAAAAAGCTTATAGCACACAAGAAAAAACAAAAGCAGTTGCGTCGTTTTACCTGACTTTCTTTCAGATAAAAGGATCTCCCAGGTGTTGTTGTACAGGTCCATTGTTTCCGGCTGCCAGATCTCTTCCGGCGTATCAAGTTTTTTGAATACTTCAAATGCTTTATTCCAGTTATAATTCTCCATCTTTTTACTCCTCTAATATGTTTTCAAAAATTGCATCGTGCTGGATGATATTGATCAGTCGCAAAAAGTCGCTTGTAAGTCCTAGCCGGAAGGTTGTCGGAATAAGCGGAAGGCAGGAAGGAACATTTTCGTCAATCTCATTGCCATCAATATCTACAAAATGAACGTGACTGGGCTCATCCACGTAATAGCTTGTTAACTTGTCGGTGTCGGTATACTTAAAGCGCATGTTATTGCGGAAGAATTCAAAAGGATCTTTTCCTTTTTCTTTGCATACCGTCGGCAATACATGCTTTGGTAATCCGGCAATGGTGCAGGTTAACTTTCCTTTTGCGGTCGATAAATAGCGCTTTGCTCCTAATGTTTTAAACATTCCACTGCCTTCGATGTCGTAGATCCCTAAGATCTTTGCCTTTTCGATCTGCTCCGGTGTCAGGCCGAAGTCGCTCATAAGCTTCACATTTTCTTCGATGCGCTTCTTATTATACGCTTCATAGTAAGCCAAATATTCCGGTCGGTATTTATTCTTTATCGAATCGGTGTCGGTGTATAAATAATCTTTCACGCCGGTCTTAACCAGCTGCATCAGATCCCACACGACTGAAAGAATATCATGTCTGCAGTAACTTGTCACCCACACGCCCCATTGCGGAAGCAAAAGACCGCGGCGCTTCGCATCAATGAAAACCTTCGCGGTTTCTTCCTTATTCTTTGCAACCGTTTGCCAGTTCCCTTCTTTGTATATGCTTTCATCAAATACCAGGCGCGTCACAAAGCAGCCATAGATGGAATTGAGCAAAGCTTTCCGCAAGTTGTATAGCTTCGTATCACTCTTCGGTGTACTTTCCTTCGATAAAAAGAAGTCGATCACTAGCTTTCTGAGGAACCCGGGCAGATAGCCACGCTTCGCCACCTTCATATGCAGGATCTTTTCCTTTTTAAAGTTATAATACTTTTCTATGATTTCAAGGTCAAGTTCCGTCACCGCAACGCAAATCTTTTTTGCCTTGTACACTCTGCCGTTATCAATCGTTGGCGATAGGATAGACAAACACTTGTTTTGACTGATCACGGTTACCGGCGTTTTTGCTCTAAGATCCGTAAACTCGACAATCATCCAGCAGCACATTTCTTTCCGAAGCTTGTCGGTGTCCGCAAGATCCGGCTTCACTCTTCGGAAGGGTGTCATAGGAAAACCATCATAGCAAAACATTGCGGTCGGATAGGCGCTCTTTTTATCTGCTTCTAAGTCCTTTTCAATCAGCTTGCCGACGTTCATAATGTTTGCATGCACATAACCGCCCTGGAAAAGATAGGCCATCATGTGTTTATAGTCTGTCTCCCAAGGAAAGCAGGACCATATAAAAGAATGATAATCTTCTTTTTCTTTCTTTGAAAGCTTCTTGAATTCTTTCCTCATCGCGAAGCGCACCATGCTGGTAGACGTCAGCGGCGCATAACCGTCTTTTATGAATGTCTTTTCGAAGTAGTCCGAATATTCGGACAGTATAATGACATCATTTGCGCAATAGTCGTATTCTTCTTCGGTAATCGAAGTTGTCAACGGACTTCGCATCTTGCTATAATCAAGATCACCTACCAGCTTTTGTGTCTCCGTGTATTGCTTCGCTAAGTATTCCAGCGATGTGTTTGTGATCTTCGCCGAGTCCAGAAAAGTGATTCCGTTTGTCAGGTCGATCTTTAACGGCTGCCTTTCGTTTCTGGCAAAGACATTTTCAATCAGTCCTGCATCGTCAAGATACTTTCTCATGTGCTGGAACTCGAAGCTTGCGTTATGGATGAAACAGATGCTTCTGATCTTAAGGATCGAATTGAGTCCGAAAAAGTCCGCAAGCTCGTGTATGAAGAAAATGAACTCTTTCCAAGTCCGGCCGAAAAACACAAAGTCATTTATAGAATATTGCCAAATCCACATAAGTGAAGCATAGTCTATCGGTTTTTCGTTTTTGTCTCGCTGGTATAATGTGGTTGTTTCTATGTCAAAGCCCATGTGCAGCCACTTATAAACGGTCCTTCTTTTTCCGGCTCCGATCTTGTACACATTAAAGTGACACTTTTCAAAGACCCGGCGCAGTGCGTAGCGATCATCAAGATCTATTCGATTTTTATTCTTTTTCGTTCGATACTGGATCATACAAACCCCTTCGGCACGTTATAAAATTCTGCAGCGCGTCTTTGCACTTCTTCCGTGTAACTGTCCGGATCTTCTTTCACATTGTCATAAACTTGCCCGATCCTTTCTTCTAACATCCTGCAGGCCGTGTGCAGATCGATGGCGCCACTGTCTACATAAGACATGATCAGCCGGGCATATTGTGAGTCAATCATGAAACATTCTGTTAAAAGCTGATTATATCTTAAATGATCATCCATGAATTCATCAAAGCCCAGATCAAACTTTTCGCCGTACTCTTCTTCGTATTCTTCCAGCTCTTCTTCGTATTGCCTCTTGAATTCTGCTTTTGTACCGATGTTGTCACGGTACCATTCGATGAAGTTATCAACCGCTTCATCTTGCTGGGATGCCTTACTTTTTGAGATTCTGCCGGATGCGGTCAGGTCTATTCCGAACTGCTCCGCGATGTTTTCCAGATCCTTTTGAAATTTTGGCGATGATCCCCAGCTTTTTAGCTGTTTATTCATGGCATCGATCTCTTTAAAGCTAGCCATTTATCTTTTCACCTTCTTTCTTTTCCATCATCCGGCTGACATACCAGCCGTACATTTCATTTTCTTTTTGCGCGATCTTCCGCCGCAGGTTCTCTTCCAGCACCGGCCCGCTTACGGATCGAAGCAGGTTCTGAAGCTCAAACAGCTGCGGCAGATCGAAAGTCTCAAACATATCGGCTACCCCCTTTTGATCATGATCACCTGGGTGTCCTGGTCACATGCTTCGAAACAAATCTCAGCAAAGCTTTCCGCCTCACTTAACGTGTGGAACTCAAAGCCGATTGCATGCTCACCTTTTTTGATCTCGATTCTGAATTCACATTCCATGTTGATCACTCCTTTCTTTCAACTGTCTATATCTTATCACGGCAGCATCTTTGTGTATATTGACGAAATGCACAAATCTTTTTGTGCATATTGACGAAAGTTTACATAATCCGTATAATATACTTGAAAGTGAGGTGAAAGCCATGGATGAGATTGTGAACCTGATCTTGAATAGCAGCGTTACCATTGTTGTGATTGCTTATTTCATTTTCCGAGACTGGAAGTTTAACGAAAAGCTGACCAGCGCTTTGACCTCGCTGAATGAAACCGTGAACATGTTAAAAGAGCTTATCATGAAAGGAGACAAATAGAACATGACGCTTGAACAGATTGCAACCCTATTAAATGACACGCTTGTGCCTAACATCTTAGGTGCCGAAGCAGATCCTGTTGCGCCGGACTTAACAAACGTGATCGATTTGGGAACAAAGATCGCTAACATCGATGGCGATACTTTGAAGAATTATACCAAAGACTTCGCACTGGGTGTTATTCGTACTTACTTCGATACAAAAGCATATCAGAAGGTTAGCCCGGATATCTACATCGATTCGATCGACTACGGTGGGGCCATCCAGCGCGTAAAGGCAAGACTTGCCCAGGCTAGTACAAGCCCGATCTATAACCTGCAGAACGGCACCCGGTACGATCAGGACACCTACCACGAGCCAGAATTTAACGTTAAGCTTTATACAAAAAGCACCATTTTCCGTCTGGAGTTTTCCATTCCGAACCAGAAGTGGGTGAAGGCGTTTACCGGTCCCGAAGGTGTGCAGGGCATCGTTTCGTTGATCTATTCGATCATCGACCGGACCTTAACCAATGAGATCTACGCACTGACAATGTCCATGTTTAACTACTTGGGCGTAAAGAGTGCAGCCCGTGAGATCGGACTGGTTACCCTTTATAACCAGACGATGAACCCGGCTACACCCTTAACCGCTGCAACCGCTTTGCACGACTTTGACTTTTTACAGTTTGCCGCAGAGCAGATCATGCTGGTGCGTGACTATGTGCGTGACATGAATAGCAAATATAACGACGGCGAGGTGGAGAACTTCACGGCCGAAGAGGATCTGCGCGTGACCGTCCTTAACATGTTTGATAAGGCCATGATTGCAAAGCTTCGCGCGAATACTTACCACGAAAACCTTTTGAACGTTGGCAGATATTCCACGGTTAACAGCTGGATGGGAACCGGTACAGCTCTTTTACCTACCCTTGCGGTTGTCGGCAAGATGGCTGCAGTGACAACCCCTGCAGATCCGGAAGCAGGAACCGAAGAGGTTGTAACAACCTTGAATAATGTTATCGGCCTTGTATATGATCGCTACACGCTTGGGATCACTTCTACGCCGTTACCGACCAGAAGCCATTATAATGCAAATGGTGATTTTACGAACTACTTCATGGATCGGCAGGCTGACTACTACATCGATACCCGTGAAACGGCGGTTGTTTTGACACTTAACTAAAAATTCCATACTTTATGTTACCTCCCAACCCAAGTTATAGCCCTGTTAGCGCAGGGCTATAACACTATTAAAGGAGAAAAAGAAATGATCATAGATAACTATATAGATATGCTGGACTTCGGAAGAATGCGCCAGAAAGAACAGAACTTTTTCACCCGGCGTGAATATGCAAACGCCATGGTTGAAAAGGCGTTAACACTTTTTACATATGAAGGTTTGCCGGATTCTATACCGGCGTGGTTTATCGAGTTAACCCTTTTGCGCTTCGGAATCGTCGGCTTCGGAAGGTTGAACGGCGCCGAAGGAGTAAACCTTTCGGAGCTGACCGAAGATGTGCAAATGCTGATTAAAGACTTTGGAAATTATCAGAAAGCACCGATGTTGGTGCATGATGATAACATTTATGCTTTCGTTGGTGGGTATACCGGAGCCGTAACCGCATACCCCGGGATCTGCAAAGACTTTGTCGGCGCTTGCCCCATCGGGTCCTTTTCCGGCGAAGTAAACAAAGATATCGTCGTAGGATGGAATAATTCTACCAGAACGCCTGACGCCATAGCGATCAGCCGATATGCGGAACTTTTGACGCAAACAGATATATCGATCATGTCAAATATCTTTTTCAGCCGGAATATTCCGTTGCCGATTGCTACGACCGATACCGAAAAGAAAGCCTATCAGGATGCGATTGACAAGCTGAAAACGGGCGAGCCGTCTATACCTTTAAGCAGCACGTTAAAGGATCTTTTCGGGGAGTCCGGCCAGCTGCAGACGCTTGACATCACACGACCGGACACCGTCAAAAACCTGCAGGATCTTTCGCTTTTCCATGATGAAGTGGTAAAGCGGATCGCCATTGAAGCAAACATTGACATTGCAAGCCGGGACAAAAAGGCACAAATCACGACAAAAGAACTGGACGCATTCAGCCAGTACGGGTTGATTACGTTTGTTGACAAGCTGGAATGCAGGCGGAAGATGTGCGAAGATCTGAACACTGTTTTTGGTCTTAACGTGACCGTAGAGCCGAACAAAGACATTTACGAACTGGACGGAGTTGTGAACGAGTTATTAGAAAGAGAGGAACAAACAAATGAAGAAGGACAGCCAGAAGAAACAGTTGAACAGCCGGAAGAAAGCACCGAAGGATCTGACAAGGAAAATGGAGATCCGGCCGCAGAATAGCTACATGATCGCGCATAAGGCAAGAAAGGGGTGTTTCTAATGCCGGAAATTGAAGTTTATTTCAAATTGAAAGATCTTTTTAAATATAGAAAGGACGCAGGAAAGAGTATCTTTCTTGACCAGGCAACCGGCCAACTTACCTTCTTAAGTGATTATTATTCCGCTTTTGCTGAAATGGACCCTTATTTTGTGCGCCAGTTTTCAAAGCGCCAGTTTTGGCACGATGAAGCAGATCTTGCTTCTGCCGTTTCGGAATGGATCACTCTTGTTAAGTCCTATATCTTTTTGAATCAGGCAGCGCTTGCCCGTGAATGGATGGACTTACAAGAACAGTATAATCCGCTTTGGAATGTGGACGGCACCACGATCACAAACGTCAAGGGCAAGACAGAAGGACTTTCCGGAACGGATGCGGTAACGCACGACATTAAGCAGCGCCAGCAGACGAACGTATACGGCGAGGATAAAACGGACTTTGTAAAAGGTTCCGGACAAGACACCGTGACACATTCGGACGTAGCATTTGATACAACCGTGGAAAAGGAAACCTACAAAGATGTTACCGATAGCGGAAGCAGGACGGATAGTGAGACGAGAAAAACCCGAACGGACACCTTGACGGATGCGGCGCACATTGATGTGGATTCTACGGCATACGGCCGACAAAACAATGTGGACTATACCACAACAGAAACACGTCATGGTAACATCGGTGTAACGAAAAGCACCGAGCTTTTGCGCGATGATATCCTGCTGGCCGAAGAACTACGGAACTTCTACACGCGACTTTTCACAAGGATCATTGATCTTTATACCTTTTAGAAAGGGGTGATCTTTATGGCAATAGTAATATTATATCAATATGACGGATCTCCGGTACGGGTTCCAAAAAATAAGACACATGTAGCAACAAGGCAATGTGCTTTTGTAACGAATGTAAACGAGCAAAGTCCTGATATTTACATGACAGCAGATGGAATTGACCCCTCCAGAGCCAATTATATGTATATAGATACATTCAACAGGTATTATTGGATCCGGGATAACTATTTGGATGCAAACGGAAGGTTACACCTTGTTGGCAAGGTGGACGTGTTGGAGTCGGTAGCAAATCAATTATTAGGCTTGCCGGCGGTAGTTGATAAGATTGAGCTTCCGGAATATAGCAACCGGTATCTGGATGATGGATCCTGGATAAACGAGAACCGATCCTATACGGAGGTTCTACCTTTTGCTAACGGCTTTAACGAGAATGGAGAATTTATCTTGATTACCGCCGGTGGTGGCGATTATTTATAAGGAGGATGAAACATGGCAAATATAATCCCTTTTACATATGAAGGATTACAAGCGGTAGCCACGGCAGTGGAGGGAAGCCTTGCAAAGACCACCTTAGTGGAGACAGGAGCGGTAATCTACAACACAGCCGGAGAAGCTCTGACCGTGGTAACCGGTGGAGCCGGAGCCGGCGGAGTTGTAGGCCCTCACTTGGTTACCGCTGCGGAGTCGGGAGCTGCTACGGTTACCGCTTCCGGTTTGGCGGTTGCTGTACCTTGGGGAGTGGCAGCCGCTGGAGTAATGGCAGCACTTGGAATAGGAATCGGGGTAGGCTTTGAAGAATATGAAAAGGACCAGGCATTCTGGAATGATGTAGGAGCCAACATTTACGGAGCCACGCATTTTATCGGAGACTTTTTCGGAGAAGGAAAAGCGGACGTACTGGCCTACTCGGATGGGAAAAACTTATATCTCCCGGAGGATATCATTAATGCAGTGAGAAGATCCATCCTTGCATATAATGCTTATGATTTATATCAAAAGGCAGATTTTGAGATAGGCCAGCCGTTTCCTTCTTCTTTACAGAGCTTACAAGTAACATTTGATCTTTTGTTACAATCTGCGGAAAAGGTAAGAGAGGGAGATCAGGAAGGGATCCTCAATGCCGGGAATGGGGCTTTTATTAGATCCGTTAAGCTCTATTTTGAACACTTTAATAACACATATGGGACTAATTATTATCATAATTTAACCCTTAACTCTACAAGATTTGGATCAACTACGTTTACCTATAATCCGATTTTAACCATCGAATCCTATCCGGTTGAAGGTGCTACGATTGAAACAATGGTGAACCATGGTGTTTATGATTCCGGTACATTTAATTATGAGGATCTTATTACAAGGTACAGATGCCAGATTTTTGCAGATGGTACGATTGATGGAGAAGATTCTTTACTTACTAAGGTTGGGAATCTCATAAATGGAGTATATTATGGGACAACTCCAACCTCGCCAAATAGCAATATCTTTGAATCTGGTAACATCTTTGACTATGGCTTAACTCCGGGATCCTATTACCGTACCGGAGATAATGAGGTTACGGATGATAAGACGCTGGAGGAAACCTATCCGGATTGGTATACCAGAGGGATCGAGATTCCGAAACCCGGCCCGGTTGAGGATCCTTATACCGGGATTATCACAACCACTCCTTATCTTCCTGTAAACATTCCAAGTACGGATCCTTTGGCGAATCCTGTTCCGGAACCGGATGCCGCTTCTCAGGAAGACGCTCAAAAAGGAACCCAACCGGATCCTGATACCGTTCCGGATCCTGACAGCCTTCCTTTAATTGATGAGATGCCGGATTGGATTAAACCAATCATCCAAAAGATCATTGATGATGGTGGAGACGTTCCGACAGATCCGGAGCCTACAGATACCGGAGATACACCCACGCTCCCGGTTCTTCCCAACATGAAGACGTGTAGCGGTGGACTTCTTTCTGTTTATAATCCATCTTTATCGCAGATTAAAGGCTTTGGCCAGTGGCTTTGGAGTTCCAATTTTTTGCAAATGCTTGAGACTTCCTTATTCAATGATCCCATGGACGCCATCATAGGACTCCAGATCATTTATGCCACTCCGCAAGCTGCCGGATCCGGTTATATCAAGTGTGGATTCCTGGAATGTGACACGGTTCCCAACGTGCCATATGTAACGGATCAATTTACAGAAATTGATTGTGGTTCCATAGATGTTGGTGAGACGTTCGGGAATGCTTGCGACTATGCTCCTTATACAAGATGTTCTATGTATTTACCTTTTATCTCATTTGTTGAGTTGGATACCAATGAGGTAATTAACAGCAGGATCTCACTTAAGTACCGGATTGACGTTTTCACCGGAGAATGTTTGGCAATGCTCAAGATTAAAAGAGATAACATGGATGCGGTATTATATCAATATGCCGGAAACTGTGCAATGCAAATACCATTAACCGGAGCAAACAGATCCGGAATCCTTTCCAGCCTTGTTTCTGTCATCGGTGGAGCGGTATCCGGTGGCGCTGCCGGAGCTGCTTTGGCAGCCGGAGCAGCTGCCTTGTCCGGTAGATTGGCTGCTAATATCTCCCGCTCCGGGCAATTTGGAGCCAATGCCGGAGCCTTAGGAGGACGCAAGCCGTATCTTATCATCCAAAGGCCTATCCAGTACACAGAATTTAACTGGAATGCGTATCGAGGGATCCCGGCAAATAAGACGGTAACCTTAGGATCTTGTAAAGGATTTACAAGGGTTCGGGATATCCGTTTGGATTCCTTACCACTTAATGATGATGAAAAGAATGAGTTAAAAGATCTTTTAGAAGGAGGGATTATCATTGGCTAATATCGCAAATTTAATAACCAAATTATCTGGAATTATCGCATCTTTGGATGATATCCGGGATGCCATCTCCCAGGGTGGTGGAGGAAGCTCCACCGCCTCCGGGGTAACCGTTACACCGGTGGCCCCCTTAACTGGGACAAATCTACAAGCTACAACGAATGAGACAGCAGCTTTACTACAAGAACATACGGATGATATTTCAACGTTAAATAGCAGAATAGATACTAAAGTTGGAGATTGGGTTTCCATCAATTCCGCAACCGTAGGAAATGCGGTAACGGTTGACATATCAGCATATAAAGAAATTCTGTTTGTATTCAATCCTACTGCACCGTCAAGGGCTTATATGACGACAGGAGTAGTTCCTACTGCATTTTTACAAATAAATGATACCTTCGCATATGGTTGTGGTGGCACTTTGAATAGCGCAACTCCTTACGGTATCAGATGCGCTGTTCAATATATTTCGCAAAATACATTTAGTTTTCTACACGCATTCTATGATAATGCAAATAATACTAGTGCAGTAATGTATGTTTATGCAAGATAAACAAACAATCGTTTAATGTTGAAATAACACCTATTATGTAACACTTGCATAATGGGTGTTATTTTATTGTGGCCGGTAAAATCGAACGTGCGTTCTTTGTGCAATTTGCACAAAAAACGTGCGTTTTTGTTGTGATATGTTACCAATAGGTCG